ATTTTAGGATTATTTAGTCCTTTTAGACATGATATTCCTGAATATTGGGGTTATGATATTAAATTATTTAAAGATAATATAAGATTTTTAGAAATTTTAGGAGGTCGTGATGGTGGTGGAGGTACTGTATGTCCATTATATTTTGATGGAGCTGTTAATTACTTTAGAGAACTGCCATTACCTGATAATATAAAAAGAATTAAGAATGTTTACAGATTATTAAACAAAATAAGACAATAAATTATGGAAGGATTAATAAAAAACAATAAGCTTATTGCTGACTTTATAGGAGCTAGTAAAACTAGTAATTGTAAAGATAATGAAATGTTTATACCTGGCCAAACAATATGTAGAATAGATACTATTGAATTAGGTAAAGGACATATTTTAAAATTTCATAAATCATGGGATTGGTTAATGCCTGTAGTTGAAAAAATTGAAAGTGAATTTTGCAGTTCTAATATTCACTATTATAGTGCTGGTATGATGAAACAAGAATATGTTGTTGAATTTTTAGGTTATAATATTGATTATGATAATTCTCAGTATGATAAATCTAAAATTAAAGCTGTTTATAAAGCAGTAATTAAATTTATTAAATGGTACAATAAAAATAAAGCAAATGAACCTAGTTAAAAAAGTAACTAGGAAATCAATGATGATAAGATATTCAGGTAGAAGTTCTGATTATATAAGTCCTTCATTTGGATATGGATGTTTATTAAATTGTAGTTATTGCTATATGAAAAGGCATAGACCAGAAGGTTTAGATATCCCTAAAAATATAGAAGATATCTTAACTGCTGTAGATCATCATGTAGTGTTTGAAACAATTGATAAACCTAATCAAACAGATTCTAAATTTGTTACTTATGATATTTCTTGTAATGAGGACTTTGCTTTACATAGTAAATATTATGATTGGGAAAAAATATTTAGATTTTTTAGAGATCATAACAGAGCTAAAGCAACTTTAGCAACTAAAATAATTCCTAATCATTTTTTAAAATTTAATCCTTGGGAAAAAGTCAGAATTAGGTTTAGTTTAATGCCACAAAAATTAAGTACTATTTTTGAACCAAATACTCCTTCTATACTAGATAGAATTAAAGCTATTAATAGGTTCTATGAAGCAGGATATGACGTTCATGTTAACTTTAGTCCTGTAATACTATATAAAGGCTGGAAAACAGATTATATGGACTTATTTGGGCTATTAGATCAATATGTAAAAGAAGAATATAAAAAAGATGTATTAGCAGAAGTGATATTTTTAACTCATAACAAAAATAAACATGAAAACAATGTAAAAAACAAATTAGAAAAAGAGTATTTATTATGGAATCCTAAAATTCAAGAAAAGAAAATTTCTGAATATGGAGGAAAAAATGTTAGATACAAAAAAGTATTAAAAAAACAAGCTATTAATCAATTTAAAAACATACACAATGAAATAATACCTTGGAACACTATACGATATATATTTTAGTAGAATAAAATATAAAATAATAAAATAGAATTCTGTTGTAAATAAAAAAGATTTTGTATATATTTTAGGAGATATTATAATGGAAAAAACAAAATAGTATTTTTATTTAGATCAATTAAAAGGAAGAAAAAAAGAATTAATGAAAGAAAGAAAAATTTATGGAATTACCTAAAAAGATTGTCAAATCGACATCTAAAAATCCAAGAACTATGATAATATATAGTCAACCAAAAATGGGCAAAACAACAGCTTTAGCTCAATTGGATGATTGTTTAATATTAGATATAGAGAATGGTAGTGAATATGTAGATGCTTTAAAAATAAATGTTAAGAAAGAAGCTAAGGAGCAGAAAAAGTTACCTATAGTAGTTCTTAAAAACATTATGAATAAAATTAAAGCAGCTAATGAAGAAAAAGATGGATATGTATATACAAGAATTGCTCTTGATACTGTATCTACTTTAGAAGAAATAGCTATACCTTTAGCTAATAAAATGTATAAAAATACGCCTATGGGTAGAAATTGGGAAGGTAAAAGTGTTTTAACATTGCCTCAAGGTGCAGGATATTATTATTTAAGAGAAGCTCTTAATAGCATTATCAATGATTTAAGTGAACTTTGTGAAACACTCATACTATTAGGACATGTTAAAGATAAATTAGTTGAAAGAGAAGGAAAAGAAATGAATGAAAGAGGTATATCTTTAACTGGTAAAACAGGTCCTATCCTATGTGCTCAAGTTGATGCTATTGCTTATTTTTACAGAGATGAATTTGAGGGTAGATTAAATTTTAAACCTTCAGAATCTCTATTATCAGGTACTAGAATTAAACATCTTAGAAATAAAGATATTTTACTTTCTAAGTATGATCCTGACAAAGATACAGTAACTTCAAACTGGACTCAAGTTTTTAAATAAAAATAATAAATAAAACAAAGAAATATGATCAATTTAAATAACGTAAAAGAAAACAATATATCAATTTTTAACGGAGGTGAAGCAGGAGTAGCCAAAGCTAAATTAACTAAAATTGTAAAAAAACAACCAGAAGATAAACCACGTTCTCCTGATTACAAAATTTTTTTTGAAGATTCAGAAGGAGAAATTAATGTAGCTTTTTATATTCCAGATGGACAAAATGAAGCAGTTGCAAATAGAGAACTTGCAAGATTGTTAAGCATTGCTAGAGCACTTTTTGGAGATGACTATGAATTTCCAGAAGTAAGTAGCTATGAAGATGGTTACAAGAAAATTATGGGATTACTTAAAAAAGAAGCAATAGGATCAAAATTTAATCTTTTTGTTTGTTATGGGTATGACAAAAATCCTAGTAAATATTTAGGAGTTAGAATGTTTGATTTTGTAGAATCAGGAGATGTATCTCTTGAAGAGACTAACTTAAAAGTTAAAAAATCAGATGTAATGAAACAAATTACACCTAATACAGAAGAAGATAATGGTACATCATTAAACGAAGCTATGGAAGAGTTAAAAGATAGTGAGGATGATGATGATTTTGAAACATTTTAATATCAATAGTTTATAAATAGTAACATTAAAGGGAGACTGACCATCTCCCTTTTTTAATTCAATAAAAATGAATAAGTTAATAGAAAGAGCAAAACAAATAGAAAAAATACAAAGTGAAACTTTGCAAGAATTTTATAAAGAAAACAAAATATTTCATGAAATTCACTTTAATAATAATATAGCATTTACTATAAGATGATAAATTTAAATAAAAAATCTCTTACTAAAAATAATTTATTAAATCATGTTACAGATTTAGATATATTTAATTTCTATTCTGGTATGAATTTAAAAATAAACAAACCAATTTTATCACCATTAAGAAATGAAAAAAACCCTTCATTTTCTTTATTTAAAGGTAAAGATGGTAATATTTATTATAAAGATTTTGTTTTAGGAGGAGGAGATTGTATTAAATTTGTTGAAAAAATGTTTAATCTTAATCATTTAGAAGCTTTAAGCAAAATAGTTATTGATTTTAATTTAAAATATTATTTTGATCATAAACCTTTAAATAGAACTATTAATAAAAATTTTGTTAAAGTAGATAGAGATAAAGAATTAGATAAAGTACAAGAAAGTTATTTAAATATTAGAACTAGAAAATGGAAAAAATATGATATAAAATATTGGAATCAATTTGGCATAAGATTATATACTTTAAAATATTATAATGTTGTCCCAATAGAATATATTTTTATTAATGATAATATTATTAAAGCTGATAAATATGCTTATGCTTATGTTGAAAATAAAGATAAAGAATATAGTTTTAAAATATATCAACCATTTAATAAAAAAATAAAATGGCTTTCTTCTCATAACGAAAGTGTATGGCAAGGTTGGAATCAATTACCAAATATAGGTTACAATTTAATTATAACTAAATCTTTAAAAGATATAATGTGTATTAGAGAAGTTTCAGGATTTCCTAGTACAGCATTGCAAACAGAAAACATTATTCCTAAAGAAAATGTATTTAAAGAATTGCAAAAAAGATTTGAAAATTTATATCTTTTATATGATAATGATTATGATTCAGAAACAAATTGGGGCAGAGAATTTGGTAAAAAATTTTGTAAAGAATTTAATATTATTCAAATAGAAATTCCTGATAAATTTAAATCAAAAGATATTTCAGATTTTACAAAAAAATTTGGAATTAGAGAATCAAAAAAATTAATAAATAAATTAATAAAATGAAAAAAAATGAATTAGTATTAATAGCAGTATATGGCAGTTTAATAAAAGGATTGTCTAATCATAATATTATTGTAAATTCAAAATATGTAGGAGTATTTGAATCTAAACCTGAATTTACTATGATAAGTTTAGAATCTTTTCCAGCATTAATAAATAAAGGAAACACAAGTATAACATTTCATGTTTATGCTGTAGATAAAGATGTTTTTGATTCTGTTAATGTTTTAGAAGGTTATCGTGGAGAAAATAAAAATAATTTTTATGAGAGAGGTATTTTAAAAACTCCATTTGGTAATGCTTTTTATTACTACCAAAATAAAAGCAAATTAAAAGAAAATAATCCTATAGTAGCATCAGGTAATTGGTATGATCATTATACAACACAAGTAAAAACTTATTAATATGAAAAA